CGAAAGCCTTGCTCATGTCTGGGTATGCAATATACACACCGATTGAGCCAACAGTAGCGGATGGGGTTGCGTAGAACTCACTGGCTTGGGATGCAATCCAGTATGCCGCAGAGCAACACTCGGACGAGGTGAACGAGCATACTTTCTTGGGAAAGTTCTTCACTCGATTAGCCAATTCGGGAACACCGACGGATGTTCCTCCCGGCGAATCAAAGACCAAGATGACGGTCTGAATTTGGGTGTCACGCTCGCACTCCTCAAGCATTTCTTCGACATCGTGGATGTCGCAGCAACCGCAGAAAGATTCAATCTCTGATATATCCTTGCCGATGACACCCTTGATTGGGACAAAAGCGTAGGGTGGAAACTTCTCTAGGATTGGCTTCTTGCCAAACAGTGCTTGAAGCATATCACCCATGTCAGCCATCTTTGCGTCCATAGGGATTTCAACTCCTTGTGCCTTGGAGATAAAGGACTCAGCCCTGCTGGGCTGAATTAGGATTGGTCGCTGACCGTTAAGGTCACGGGATAGGGAACGCATAAAGTTTATTCGTCAGTTAGGGGTTTGAAGTCGTTGTCTTTGTTTGCCTTTGCCGCACTAGGTCCAACCTTCTCGTCAATGTCAGTCTGGGCGTTAGAGGACGGCTGGAAAATCATAGACACAGGGATGTTGAACTCCTTTGCTGTGTCCATAATCAACTTAGCGTCAGCAGCACGCTGGCGGATTTCCTGCCTAGGGTCTTTACCCTGCTCTGCGAAGTTTTCAGACAGGGTCTTGAGACCCATCTCGATATCCTTCTGGTTGGCTGAGGACTCTCGACCAGCATCGACGGTGACTTTGCGAGGAGTGACCCAGTTGACCTTGTGCCAGTTTTCATTTGGACGAAGACGTCCGCTTGCGATGGCGTTACCGATAACATAACCCCAGATGGGTTTGAGGAATCGCGTAATCAGCATGTGCTGTCGGGAGTTGAAGTGACGCTCTGCCTTGCTTACCACTAGGCGAATTGCGGCACCACCGATGCCGTTAGGGTCAGATGTAAACTGGTAGGGAAGGACACCTGCCGCAGAGTCTTTCTGCATATGCTCGATGAACCCAGTGAATGTTGGGTTAGGTCGGTTGCTCTGGAATGACTCAAGCTTCTCGCCAGGAGCAAGTGACAGGATTTTGCCACCGATGAAAGAGCCTACCTGCTCTGGGTTGTCATACACGCCATTTGGGTAGTCCTGCGGACGCATACCAAAGGCTTCAAAGTCTGCGGTGGAGCCATCAAACTGAGGGTTTTCCCTCGTGATGGTTCGGGTAATGTCCGTAGAGGTCTTGACGGCAAGTTTCTCCAGAGAAAGGATTTCAAGGATGTCGATTAGGTTATTGATGCTGTGTTGCATCGGGCTGTATGCCCGGGCACCAGAGACATTCTCTGCGTGATAGACGTGCAGCATAGAGTTGCTGTTAACCAGACGAACAGAGCCATCCGAACGAATGACATTGTAGCCAACAACAGCACCAAACTTATTGAAAAGGATACCGTCATACATACCCTCGGAAGTTCCGATGGCTGAGTTTGAGTTGCCGATGCGGTGGGACTCAATCATCTGAATCCTAGCAACACCATCAACTGCGTAGGTCTTTAGGATAAAGATTTCACCGTCAACATCTACCCTGCGGCAAACCAACTGCTGGGACTCCCAGAAGTTGTATCGGTTGGTGATATCGCATGGCTTGTCAGCCCAATCAAGAAAGTAATCCATCGCTTCGTGGTCCCAAGAGTCTTCTCCGCTGGCTGGCTGTGGACGGATGCCGTCACCTACCGAGTAGATGACGTTGTCCGAAATCATCTGCCGTGCTTGACCAGCGTTGACCGATAGCCAACGCATTTTTCGCGTCAACTCCTGTCGGTCGAAGGTGGTCATCACCTTCTTCTGGTCGGCAGGCCAAGGAGTGTTTACCCACTGACGCTTGTTTGAATACTTTGCTGCTTCAAACTGCGTGAAGATACCAGAGCCACCTCCACCAAACCCATTTGCTTTGGGTTTGAGGTTGTTTTTGTCAGACCTGCTGACGTTGCTTTTCTTTACAGGCTTCTTTGGCATAAAGGATTA